GATTCTCCAGGGCTTTTAGTATCTCCAGATTTACCATATACCCTTAACCGCCGCCATTAGACGAGCGTTATTATCGCCTTGCACATGGTTAACATCGTCCGTATACTTAAGGCTCAACTCAAAGTTACTGTTCTTAGAAACTTTTTCCTCGTATGACATAGTATAATCAATGTGCCGGCCATTTGGCTCCATGTCTGCAATAAAGTCTGAAAATTGCAATCCACCTTGCTCAATGCGTAGTGGTTGTGCGATTTTAAGTTTTAACTTCTTGTAAGACATGTTAGCACCAAAACCCATAGCATGAAAGTCTTCTACGTCTTTGACGTAACCATAACTGCCGTTTGCTGTACCAAATGCATAAGTGGCATTAGCACTAAAGTTCCATTCACCAATGCTTTTCTTACGGCTAATATTAATATAACGAGTGTTAGGATTATTAATATGCATCAGGCTCTGTCCAGGTGACCAACCCAAAAGGCTGTTATCCATACCAATTGCGACATCAACTTCTCCGTAACGCAAACCCACGACGGCATTGTCAATCTCACCATATTCGTCTGCTTTAGTAGCACCAAACGTTAGAGCAGTATTGCCATTAAAATCAAACACAGGAACCATATTAATGTCACTAAAGGACATGATTTTGCTGTTATCTACAAAACTATTTTGCATATTTAATAGTTGATCCTGCACAAAACTTAACTGCCAAAAATTCGGCCCGCCTTGCATCACTTCAGCAAACCTGAATCGATGAAACCCGCCGCCAGTATCTTGCTCTTCTGTCTCGTCGTCGCTAGATGTCGACACAGCCGCAGGTGCAGGAGAAAGTAACGTTCCGAAGGAACCGTCTTCATACACAATAATCCAATCCATGCGGCCGTCGTTGTTAGCATGAGTGGGAAACAACGCGCCTTTGGATCCTGCCTTCGGCACGTTTGCAAAGATAGGAGTGCCAAGTTGTCGGAATGTTCCATTTCCGTTGTTTAACCAGATCCCTCCGTGTTGTGAACCAACATTGCCTCCATAATTAAAAAAATGGTTAATAAAAAGGTCGTTTCTACCGTCGCCGTTTAGGTCAACCAGCATCGGCGCTTGGCCCTTTGTGTGTGGGACAACACCATTTAGACCAAATTGCTGTTTTAAACTCACACCGCCTGGGCCTGTAGCAAAAACACGAATCCAACTATTTGTGGCACATACGTCACCGCATTCGTCATGCACAATGATGTCGCGGCCGTTGTTATAGACGGCCCTCAGTCCTGCTACGCCGGGAATCGTATCTGGATATATTTGCATCAATGAGAATGATTTACCCCCATTGTTCTTATACACGTTAATAGCGCCACGCCTTGCTGACACACCATCCAACGCAATAGTTGAGTGATCATCCATGTAGCCTCCCGAGGAACGAGAGTCCATATCTCCGGAAATAAGTTCAGGATACCCGTCACCGTCCAGATCCATAAGTGTTCCTGCAAAAGCCTGGTTCATCATCCTTATTTGTCCGAGGTCACTGATCTCCCCGTTTACGTTCATTCCTCTTGCGCCAGGATTGAAGCCAAGATAAACCACCGTACCACCAGAGAAGCCAACAATATCTAAACGCCCGTCTTTATTGACATCTCCTATTGCTGAACCGTGCCAATGAAAACTAGGGCCAGGGGCCGCATTAATGCCGTTATAGATTAAAGCAGGACGTAGGTCTCCACCCCAACCATTTCCTAGCGCAATAGGCCCTTGGGCAAAATAATTTCCAGTCCATTCGCTTACTGTCGAAGCAGAGGGAACACCCCCGGCTCTCGTCGGACTATAAGATCCGTCTGGATTACTGAGAAACACAAAAGGTGGAACACTCTTAGTCCAGCCCATCGGACAGCCTTGATTACAGTAAACGCCATGGGCCGCTGGAAAAACCATCACATCAGTTTTTCCATCACCGTTCCAATCTCTTGCAACGGCATTCCCGCTATCCGCAAAGTGCTCAAGCCACGGGACGGTTCCGTGACCTGCTTTGAAACTATACGGTCCCTCTAATGCATCTGCTGTACTATGGTAACCAATTACCAAATGGTAACCAATTACCAAAGCCATTAGAGCGACCACCTTTATTATCTTCATTCCTATCTCCTTAACTGTAAGATGTTTCATAGTATGCATGAGCACCAAACGGTGGTGTCGGTGCTCCCTCTAAATTGTGAGTATGAATAATCCAGCATACGTCACAATACTGTTCATCGCCCCAAGAACCCCACGGATAACCATCCGTGAACATAACAAGTTTCTTAGGTTCGATTGCGTTTTCCTTTAGGTATTCATATACTGCTTCAAAACTTGTACCGCCACCGCCAACAATTTCATACTCGTTTATTTCGAAGAGATTGTCAGCAGTGAAATCTTTGACGCTGTATATGTCAGTATCAAAGCAAAACACCTTGATATTGAATGTAGTGTAGGCATCCATAATGCCTTTGATTTCTGACAAGAAGTCTCGAACCATATCTTCACTGATACTGCCGCTTACGTCGATACCTATTACAATATCGATCGTATCATCAGGCATCATACCAGGCAACATCACGCCAGTATGCCAGGCCTTTCGATTGGGTTTCATCCAGGAAAAGTCGCTTTTAATAGTGCTCTTAATTTGGACGTCCAACAGATCTCGCCAATTCATCTTAGGCTCTGTGAGTTCCCTGAGCATACGTTTGACGCCTGCCGGCACATTACCAGCACCAGCAGTCTGAGCCGCTGACATGATTGCTTCTTTCATCTCATCACGGATTTCTTTTCTTTCCTTTTCCGAAAGTACCGGACGCTTGCCGCTTTCATTACCATCTTCGGAATCACCAGATCCGTCTTCGCTATCTCCATCCTGATCAAGATGGTCATCCAGTACACGATTTAATAGATCGTCAATATCGATCTTTTCAGCGTTCTCATACAGATCGTCATATACTTCTTCATATGACCAATCATCGTATTTTCGGTCGTATACGATAGGAACTACGTCAATCGGCTCACCGATTCTGTATCTGATCAAATCACCATTAACGCAATAATCTGCGGCGATGTTTGACAACTGCGGATCTCGGTCGTTTCTACGACCAATGTGATCGTATACAACATGAAGAACTTCGTGTCCAAACAGAAATTCCATATTTTTAGATGACAGCATTTTGCAGAATTCAGTATTGTAGTAGAACCTGCGGCCATCTGTGGCGGCAGTAGGACACCATGCGTCAGCGTTTACAAGGGTTAAGCGAGTAGCCAAATTACCAAAAAACGGTTCTTTGAGCAACAAGCCAATTCTTGCTGTAGTAAGGGCTTCGCGAATCTCTTTGTCTAGATCCGGATCTGTTTCAAACCCGACCTTAAGGTTGGGATTATTCTTCAGTTTTTTGTCAGCGGTAGTAGAATTATCGGACATTTTTGTACTCGAGTTTTTACTTTCTATACTAATATTTTAGCATTTTTCGGGCGATTTGTCACGAAAAATGGTGCTCTAAGTGCTTGATTTAAATGAGTCCCCCTGGAGTTATTCCAGCATTGCGCTGGCTCCAGGGGGTTCCCAAGTACTCTGTCAGCCCTCCATCGCTGAGATCACATACTTGCCGAAGCGTTTATGAAACTCGTCGAACGACTTGAGTTTGCCCGGCACTAGCGGGAGGTTATAGTTAGTGAGCGCCATCTTAGCACCCATTACCGTAACTTCTGTAAGGAAGTTATCCATCATAAAGCGGAAGAAGTTATCGCACATTTCATGCCACTCTTTGCCCGGATTGGCTTTCTTTGACTTCTTAAAAGCATCACGCAACTCGTAGCACATGGCAATCGTCAGTGAGTACATCGCTGACACTTCCTTTACCGTAAGGCTTTTCACCTTCCCTTCCAAAATGTCGGTTGGGTTAGGCAATTTGCCAGAATGTTTACGATGGGCGTTGAACTTGATCGCCATACCTTCGCCTACAGTACCGGCAACGAGATCCGAAACTTCGCTTTCAGTCATTTCAGGATCGCCATCTTCATCCTGAAGCAATTCACTCACGAACACCCAGGATCTGGGAGTAGCAAAGGACCGCTCATTTGAGCCCGGATCAAAGTTATAAAGGTCGTTTTTGGCGAATGTAAGGTAACCAAGAACGTCACGATGTATTTGATTTTCGATCGCCCAATCCTGCCAGGTCTCAAAATCAGCCGCCACTTCAACATGAACGAAGCGATTAGCCAACGGTGCTGGCATACGATAAGTGACACCACGGTCAGTCTCGCGGTTACCAGCCGCCACAATAACGACATTATCGGGCAGGTTGTAAGTACCAATTCTGCGGTTAAGCACCAACTGGTAAGCGGCCGCCTGAGTAGCCATGGGAGCAGAGTTCATCTCGTCCAAAAACAGGACGACGACATCATACTGGCTAGCCAATTCTTCTGAAGGAAGATCAACTGGCTGAGCCCATGACATATTGTTTTCTGTCTGGTTGTAGTAAGGAATACCACGGAGATCAGTAGGCTCCATAAGAGCCATACGCAGGTCCAACATGAGACCATTGACGTCATCGGCCAACTGACTCACGAGATCAGACTTGCCAACTCCGGGAGGTCCCCAAAGGAATACGGGTCGCTTACGAAGCATCGCGCGACGAATCGCCTTCTTGGCCTCCTTCAGGGTATTAGTGCGAACTTCGCTTGTTTGATTTTTGCTCATTGTACTTGGGTCTCCTTGAGTTATCGTCTGAGGTATACGCAACCATGCTCGGTGATGACACTCTCACCACAGTCATCGCTGAAGATGTTGCCACGAACTCCGTTCTTGACAGGCGCTTTCCACGAGCCCTTAAGAATGTCGCCGTTGTTCATATCAACAAAACTGTGGACAGACTGGCTTCGGTCACGCAACACTTCATTGCCGTTGTCGTCGTAATCGCGACTGACTTTGATAACCTTCGCATAGCGATTACCAAAATTGACAGTGATGTAGTCTGACGGAGAATGAGTAAATTTCATGCGCTCAAAATACTCATCTTGCAGTCTCTGGACCAAATCGCAATATTCATAGATTCGGTCATTCATTTCACGGGTGTTTTTCATGTACTTGGGTTACCTTATTTCTTTAGCCTATACATATATTATATCGTATTTTGGTGCAAAAGTCTAATATTTTGAACACCTAAGTGCTTGAAAAATAAGGGCTTTTTAGATAACGTAAATGCTTGAAAAATAAGGGTTTTTTTAAAAAGAAAGAAAAAGGGGCGATTCGCCCCTTCTTCCTAGCCTAGTTTTTCATTAATTGCTTGAATAATATGCTCAGCATATTTTTCGGGGTTCTCTAAATCAGATATCATATCCAGAATACTAGCAACAAATTCTATATCTGTATTAGTGTCTCCTTTATTTTGATTTAGCCTGGCAGCCCTTATACGCATATTACTAGGATGGTCTGTGCCTCCTTCTGCTTTGGGTATAATATGATCCAATTGGGGACTGTACATTTTGTCCTTGGTAATGGAATTCAATCCACTGCCCCAATCATATGAAAACCATTCGTCAATTACGTAATGACCTCTACTTTTTTCTAGATTATTCTCAATAAATTCTAATGCTTCTTCTTTAGTCCACTTATACTTTTGTTTATAAAATCCTAAAATTTTATGCTTGAAAAGTATATCGGGATCGTTAATATTATCTATTAAGTAATCATAAAGGTCTTGAGTATAATACGTGTCATCATCATACTGAGTAGTAAAGACTCTGTTTTGTATTTGCTCATTTAACGTAGGCATATTAGGCCGCCTTTTGTAAGGGCATTACGCGAAAGTCTTTAAGGTACTTGTCGGCAATTACCTTGTTGTTAAATGTAATCGGCTTCCATTTAACATGCGGTGCAGTAGTTTTTATCAACTTATGCAATGCGCCTGCAATAATAGAGGGCTCTGGAATGTTTAGTTCTTCTCCAACTCCCTCCTTTTTGGCACGTTTGGCATCAAGGTGCAAACCATTCCTACTAGGAAGGTACTTATGGTTAATGGCTTGCCCTATTTCATAGTCTATTTGATAGATGTCTAAATCAAGTCCTTCTTGATTCTTAATAAACTCACAAATGCCCCAAATATTAGGACTAGCAATAGGACTACTGCTAAGGGCGCCAACGTGGATTCTTACAGCACGTTCAAATATTTCCTGGCCATAATCATCATAGTGACGTGACATATTGAACACACCTGTACACTCTTTTGATTTTGCTTTTTCTCCACCTTTCTCTATCATCTTAGCCTGTACACGCTTTAAAATGTTATAGATGTTCCAAGCAGTTGTGTACGCTGGTTTAGTATCTTCTAAAGCCTGTACCTCATCCTTTGCGCCTTCTTCTATTAAAGATTTAACTGCTTGTACCATGTTGCGGTATCTATCGTAATGGCTAGCCACAAGGCTGTTTAGATTAACTGCGGCATATTGCCATACATCAACACTACGGCGCTCACTCTCTTCGTACTCTAAAGGAATGTCACGAACGCCTAATATCACGCATGACAGATAACGATGTTGTGCATCATTAAGATAAAATAGATCTTCTTTTTTACTATACCGCGCGGTTCCCATAAGGACCCATTTGGGGTCAAATACAAAAAGAATATCTAATAGCAAATGGCGTAGTTGTATACCGCGTTGAACTTGGTTATTCTTTACTACTTTTATGACTGGCTTAAAGGCATCAGGATGCCTTTTTAATCCTTTTTCTATTAAGTCATTAGAGGTTAACCAATCTAAATCAATACCAAGCAATGCCTGTGAGTTCTTCAGTACTGTTAGAATTTGATTGGCAATTTGAAATAGGGATGGATCATCGCCTAATCCGCTTGTGTCTACATATTCAGGTACTTTACTACAAAGTTCAATTCTTTCAGAAGTAGTAAGTTTGCTGATATGCTTACGCTTTGTCTTCGGTCCGAAGACCTGAAGTAGGTCTTCGCCGAAAATCTCTTTCGGATCTTTGTCTGGATACATGATACTGTCTCCTTAATAATCGATAACGGTCATCAACCATCCGGGTGCTTTACCGGTGCCTGGCTGCGTTTCTTTATAAAGGGGATCCTTAGGATGTATCTTGGAAACAGTTTAGAATTGTATGCCATCTTTTTTTCTCCTGTGGAATGATGATTTTGTTTACAACTTTGTTTACATGATGTCTTCGGTCTAAGCCAACATCAGTTCAGGAGTAAGGGGGGCAGCGCCCCCCTGTGTCCTGTGTGGTTAGTAATGATTACTGACCAGCAAGTGCGCGGTAACCAGCGGCTACAACTGCGCGAGAAGGAGTACCCATGCGATACTTGTTGACAACACGACCTTTTGTGTCGGTGTGTGCATTCAAGTAAATCGAGTGACCTTTGAATCGAAGATTCTGAATGGTCGCACCCGGGTTACCAACTCCCCAACGAGCAGAGATCTGCGCCGCTGAAAGTTCCTGTCCTTCTTGAAGTGCGTTTAGTACTTTATCAGTATTGCTCATTTTACATTTTCCTTGGGCTCGAGCCCTATTTACTATAGCAGAAAAGGTCTGCCAACCTCTTTCGCGATATCGCGAAATTCTTTACAACTATATATAATGATATACTCACTACCATTATTTGTCAACCTTTTTTACTAACTTTTTGATTGCCCGGGATTAATCCCGGGCAATCTGTGTGGTTTCTACTTAGTGTATTGTGACTTCCTCGTCTTCGTCGTGTCCTGTTAAAACTTGTACAAGGCTTTCTAGAGATTTTATCTCATTTTGTTGCAGCTCTATGAGCAAGGCTTGTGTGTCTGCTAACCTTCCCCATACAATGCTTAATTCTGCTAATTGCTTTTGTCTTTTTTGTCTTTTAGTAGACATTTACGCTCCGTGTTGTGTTTATCGTATATAATAATATAGCAAAGACAATAACAGAAATCAAGCATTTCTACATAAAATAAACTTATAGCAATTATAAATTCTTTTTATGAATTATTTTCAACTATTTCTACATCAGCGAAAGGCACTAGAAAAACCCAGCCTTTTTCATGGTCTTTTATTTCATAGACTTGAGTCTCAAGATCCATGGCCATGATCATTCCTACTCGGTTTAGGGATTTTTCACCTGCTACTGGAAGATCGGATGTCGAATATGATCCGCCCGGGCGTCCAAACTGGTCCACAGGAAACTTCTTCTTGTACGTACATTTTGGTGTGTCATACATGCTCATCTTGTTTTCTTTCAGACTTGTTAGAAAATTGGCCAAAGTCACTGGGTGAATCTATGCGAGCGTAGCCCAGCGTCTCGATAAACCACATCATCGCATCCGGATGAAGTGAGCATACTCGAGCACCATTCTCGTCATAGAACCCAGGACCTTGGTAATCGGTCAACATTGTTAAATTAGTTCTCATTGTGCTTCTCCTTAATCTATATGTCCTGTGATGGCCAAAAGAATTATTACACCGATCGCAATTCCGAATACAGCAAAAGATTTAACGAGTCCTTTGAAAAACCCTTCGGGATCGTTTACTAGATAGTGGATATTAATACCAACACTTAACACTGGCACCACTAACAAAATGAATAACCACATTATGCTATGCCTCTACTGATAAACGAGTGCTAGGCACTCTCCATAAGCCGTGTTGCATACAATCCACAACAACCCTAGAGCGTTTTATTTCTCGTACTACTCCAGACATTGTAGGGGGGACCTTTCCTCTATTAGTTTTGCGTCCTGTGTCAACAGTAACCTTATCTCCTACTTTTAGAGATTTTATTAATGTGTTACCTTTCCGTCTGCGTTCTCGAATAATATTTTGATGAATCATATCCAACTCATCCATGGATAGATCTCGAAAATCAGTGTTCATGATTCGTTTGAACGCCGAACTCATTTCGTCATGATTGACATGAATATTATACATATTACCACCTATCCTCTTTCCAGGTATAATAATTAAGACGCTTCTGCACCGTTTCGCCGGCGAAATTTTCTGAGATATATCTGTTAAACAGTTTTGTAGTCATTTCAGGGCAATCGTCTGCTATCCAGATGCGATCCATTTCAAAGTAAAGATCAACATCAGACATTTTCTTTGGATTAATCTTGCTCATGGCTGTGTCAGTGTTGCCCACAAAGTCAGAACTAAGCCTGCCATAATAAACAACTCGATAATAACATCAACCATTGGTTAATACCTTTCGTTGTCGTTTAACCATATCGTTGATGTAGCCTTCTACACACGATTCGTGGCCACCGACGCGCCAATGGTAGTATCCCTTCATCGCGTCGTCAGATTTTTTCGGTTTCCAGTCGTATATAGTAGCGACTAGTTTATGCTTCCAATATTCTGGTTCAACATCATCTCCTGTAACGCTCATCTCTACACGAAACTCGTTATGTACGTTTTGATATCCTCGCGAAGCGCGGATCCGCGCATCCTCAAATGAGTATTCGGGGTCTTTGTCCATACCTACATTAAAAATAAAGAGAGATCGAATCTCCTCGTAGGTTGCGACAACTGCCCCTTGATAGGTTGTCAGGTGAATGTTAACGTCATCACCCAATGCTGTGATAGTGTAGTCAACCATTTTAAAAATACCTCACGCGAGTATTGTCAGTGTTTTCGAATTTATCCGCTTTGTTGCGCCGTATACCGGGCAATGCTCCTTTCGGAACTTCGTTTTCAGTCAAGTAGCCAAACCCCTTGTAATTGCCAGAGTCCATAAGGACTTGCTCAACCATCAACATCACGCCTTGGCGCCAGTAGCGATCAACAGGAACGTATTTGCTTTCTACCTCGCTCCAACGCATAGATGCTTCAAGGGCTCGATTTGCCATACCCTTAACTTTCTCAACTTCGATTGTCTTTCGATGTGCCATTACGAGTTCAACTCCTGAATCATATCATACGCTTCTTGTCGCGAAAGTCCCATATCGCGATGGTCCTTCTTGGTGATACAAAACAAGGCCCACAACTGCTTCTTGGTCGCTTCGCCTTCGAGAGCAGTCCACTTCTTTACGGACTTCTTCTTGGCGGCCTTCTTTTTCTTGGATGACGCCTTCTTTACTCGATCGCTCGCACCAGGCTCGTAAACATACGGCTGGTTCCATTTGCCGAGATTAATGTCAACATACCAACCAACATCAAAGTAGTCTGTCATAATGTCGGAGTTATCGTAGTTATCGATGTTGAGCAGATCGTTGGCCTTGGTCAAAAACTCCTTGGCTTTGCCAGTCCAATGACTATCGATCCAGTATACGTTTACCTGGTTATGGGTATGCTCTGCGGTTCTGGAATTTTCAAAGTCGATGGCACCAGACTTGATGGTAAGGACCACTGTGCTGTGATTTTGGACGGACAATGAACCTTTGAGTCCGTACTCCTTCAGCAGTTTTCGCATTGCGGGTTGAACTGCTTTCTTCCGTTCTTGATTATACCATGCCATTACGCGGCCTCCGCACGAAATTCTTCGAAAGTTTTGGTTTCACCGTCCTCATAAACATAAAGGACAGGATTGTATTTGTCCGCTTCACCAGCAACGATGGTCTTGGACGACCGCATTCCAATGACGCCTTCAGCGTCATCGGACCAACTGTAGTCCCGAGCGCGGAACTGTTCAGCATAAAAGCCGATATCAGTTTCGACCAGGATCCAAGGAGTTTCCCACTCCTCGCCAACCGGCTCGCACTCGTCGAGCAAGTTACAACCGATCACATACTCCTCAAAGGCGGGATTGTCCCGGACGGTAACCGCGTCACCAACACGATCAGCAAGACCGCCGGGTTTAACAGCCTCAATGGCTTCCATGGGTGACAGGTTTTCAACCACATAAAGTTCGCCACCCTTGGCTTTCCAGTATTGAGGACATTCACCCTGGCCGTCCCAATCATGGGCGCCGTAGTTTTCGAGAATCTGTGTAGTAATAACGATTTTCATATTTCTGCCTGTTTCTTTAGCGTATATATACATTATACGGGATCTGGGCGAAATTGTCATGAAAAAAGGTGATGTAAGTTGTTGATTTTAAAGGACTTTTAAAAAAATGCTAAAAAATACTAGAATTCAAGCGATAATCGCATAGATTCCACAATTTTATTAAGGGAATTTCCGCTTAAATAAAACATTGTAGCCAGTTTTTCTTCAAAAATCGAGATTTTCATTGCTTTATGTAATTTCCCTATTTTATTAGAATGTATGAAATACGGGCTTGGGATATAGTGGTCCAAATCTAGATACAGATGCAGTTTCCCTTCGTAATCATCTATATCTAGATCGAACTTGTATTCCTTTATATCCAACTCTTTTGTTATTGTTAGATATCCCGGCTTAGTAAGTCGTAGTCCATTGCTAGATTCTCTAATATTATACCACCAGAAATCAAGATATTTTTTTCTATTTTTTTGATTATCTGGTATATCTAGCAGACTAAAAAATTTTGTTGTGTAGTCTAATTTTGTTAATTGCTTACTCACTAGGTTTTACTTTTTTCCCTTTAGATAATAAAAACACTGAGAATTTATCTGTCTTAAATTGGGAATTTAATTTTTTAGCCAAGTTATGTGCGTGACCTGGATTACCAAAGGCTATTCTTTTGTATTTTGGCCCAGGGTAATTGACTAATAGATTACTTGTCTTAAGGTTGATTGGCTGACCGTCATAGAACACTGTCCAGATACCTTCTACTTCTAAAATCTGGTCTGACTTATATGTGTCCTTGTTAATGTGTTCTAAAAGAACTTTAGGTTTTGGCCTGCTCATATTTAATCTGCTTCTCCATTATATGTACAAGGCATAATATGTACATATAACTATTTATCCGCAGATTAAATATTTTATTACTCGAATTCTCCAGCGTCAAACTCTACTTTAATAACGTTGTCTTCAAGTTTTTCTTTTTGTAATCTAATGATTTCTTCTTGACAAGTTGCAATATGAGTCAAAAGTACAGCCAAACAATGTTCAAGATCTTGGCAATGTTGCTTGCCTATCCTTAACTCATTTTGTCCGGTGTGTCTAATTCCGGCAATTTGGTTAAGTAGATTTTCTACAGGGCGCAAATTAAGTTGAGGATTTGGCATATCTTAATGCTTCCTTTGCCTTTTCAATCGTTTTAAACGGGCCTTTATATCCGTATCTATCTAATGTAATAAGTTTAGGACAAAACGCCGATGTCCATCCTATTTTTATAAAGTTAACAATATAATATCCGGCACAAAACCAACATTTACTATCCTCTCTTTTATTAAACATCGGAAGTTTTCTTTTAAGATCATATATAACATTATATGCATTCTTAGAATTAATTGGATAGTTGTGTACTTCTTCAGATGCTTTTGTTGGTTTATCACTTGCTTTATATTTAATAAAGCGAAGTGGATACTTATCTAACAATGTTTTTTTAGAATTGAATGCTATCTTTTTGCCGTGTTGCGTAACAACATAGTGAGAGTCTCCTATTCTGTTTAATAAGCCGACACTTTCACCATTTCGTGATAGTATCCAAAATCTGTCTTTTACTAGTGGTTTTGCTACAGTGTCATCTGTCATTTATCTACCTATGTCCTTGATACAGTCTTTGCTGATAACTTGATATGCTCCTTTATTATAAGCAGGAGCGATTGTATGATTTGTTGATTTCAATGAATCACGGCACGGGCCCAATGGGATTCGTGTGTCTAATGAAGGATAATTAGGGCTATTAGTTTCGTAATTGGGAAAGGGATTAACCGTAGAAGTTAATCTTATTTTCTTTTTCCGGCCAAATACCTTTAGACGCTTCTTCCGCGCCGCCCTTACTTGCCTTTCTTGATACGTGCTCATATATAATATTATAATTGAAAAAGTTTATATAGTCAAGTGATATTAATCGTCTTTGTTTATATCACCAATATCTACTTTGAGGTTTATTCTGTATTCGTCCCAGTATTTCTTGTGTGCTTCAGTATGAATTAACTTAGCAAGTTTCGCTTGACGTTCACGATATTCGCCTTGCTTGAGCCAATACTCTTCTTCAGTGTATCCACTTTTGTTAACGTTTTCCATGAACTCTCTTTGCTGTTTAATGAGTTCTTCGATTGCTTTTTGCTTTTCAGTTTTTTTGATCGTCATTTAAGTTATCGTTTGCTACTGATAATACAAAATCTTGTATTGTAACATCATCATTGTTTTGGAAATTATCACAATATAAGTCCCAATAATAGTCCATATACATTACTGAAACTTCTCTTGGCATTTTTTGATAAAAATACCACTTTTCAAATTCTTCTATTTTTTCTTTTATATCTGTAGTCACTGTGAATACCTTGCGTTTAATAAGTCGCTAAATTTGTTTGCTTCTTCGCCTAGTTTAAGTAAATTGTGCTTACCGCAAAATTTAAGAAAGTGTAGTCCAACGTTGCCATTGTCTTTTTGGACAATTTCTCCGATGGTTTCGACTATTTCATTACGAATTTCTTCAGGTTGTGCTGTAAGATCAATTAATATACGATTACGCTCATAATCATCTTTTACGCGGTGTTCTATTTCGTTATGGTCTATCCATCGCTGTAACATCATATTGTTCCAAACATAACCCTTATTGTGCCTGTCCTCAAATGCTTCTTTTAACACAGTCTTACGAACACGTGGATAAGCAGTAAACACGTTATCGCTTGGATCACCACGCATACACTTTTCAAACAATAACCATTCTGGATTAGGAATCTCTTTGGGCTCTTTAGTTTTCTTATCAATAACCATATTGCCCTTCTTGTCAAAAATGCCTTCGTTGGTTATTAACTGATCCGTAATGCCATTATACTGTTTAACATTAGTATCTAGCAGTTGATAAAAATCACTGTCACTGCTAATGATAAAATGTTCGTCATCTGGATGTCCTTGTATAAATCCAGCAATAAGATCATCCGCTTCAAGTGTTGGATTTTGAATTACAGTACAATTGGTTTTGCTTCTAAGAAATGCAGTAAAATCTTCAAACACTTCCCAAAACAATTCATCTTCTTCCTGTTCTTTTTCAGTAAGTGCTTGTCGTGCTACTACTCTATTCTTTTTGTATGGCTCATAAAAGGACTTGCGCCAACTTCTGCCTTCCAAACAAAATATAACATGGTCAGCATTAAACTCACGCCATACTTTGGCCACGGATCCAAGAGTTACATGGATAGCAAGACCTAGTTTAGTGTCAGTATCAACACTTTTGGCAACTACGTGCCTTGCTCTAAAAAACATATTAGCGGTGTCTATTAATAGATATTTCATTTAACCTTCTGCTTTTGCGATGGCTCTGGACCAATAACGAACAATAATTTCTTGTACATCTTTATCTGTCCAATCGCTGGGCATATCATAACCCTTAACAACTAGCCAGATTGTATTAGCTAATTCTCTGTCTAATTTTTTATCTAAATCTTTGTCCGTTATATGTCCGATTAAAAAACATGAAAAGTAGAACGGCTAGCTCTGCCTAGCCGAACCACTTTATCAGAGTAAGCGATATTACTTCTTCGTAAATAGCCAATAAAGAACTGCAACCGCTACTAAGCCAACAAGTCCGTTGCTACCTAGTGCATTTACAAGTCCGATAATGTTACCTACTACATCGCCTGGCAAAAACGCTACACCAGGGCCGAAAATGATTTGTAGGACTACTGCTAGTGAAACTAGAGCAACGCCTACTTCAGTCAATTTTCTTACCCAGCCTAACGCTGTGTCAACGATATTTCCAGCCATATCTTACCTCCTTTTTGGTTGTTTTTGATATAAAATATTTTATATCGTTGTTACTCTGTATTACTACAGAATTTTTACAACACTTTCAGTATAACATTGTCATACTAACTGTGTCAAGTATTTTAATAATATTCTCGCCCACTTTCTGTGTGCGGCAGGTCCGAAATACTGTGTTCCGGAGTTAAAATCAAAATTTTGTGCTTTTAACTGAGAAACCATGGTTTCATCGGAATCATATGGACTAATATAAGAATCGCCAAAATCATATTGCTCGTCAGTAGAAACATCTAAGCAATTTTGTGCATTGAACATTAAATGTTTAACATCTAATGTTTTTAAATCTTCGTGTAATTGAATCACGTCTTTTAAGTGATCCTGTGGAGTAGCAAGGGAATAATTCCATTCCTCAAAACCTACTACCGCAACTGTGTCTTCTGGATTAGGCTTATTGCTAATATATTTCATTACTTCATTTATAATGGTTTTATTTACCCAACCTGGTTTAGATATATTAAAAGTGCCTATTTTCATAACAGGCGTAAAATGTATCCAGAACGCCTGTGCTTTATTTTCTGGGTGTGAGTCATCACCATGCGTTTTATATAATGAATCTTCGTTGGCATATATATGATCATTGACGCATTGAACGCCTGATGTATGTGCCCCTCCTACGCATATGATAGAACTAATGGTATTCATTTAAATTATTTATATTCTTTTTTCCCGTTTTGTATGTCTCGCATTTGTATATTAATATTGCTACCTACGACGTCTTCATCATATGTTTCCATAGCAATTTGTCTACATAAGTCTTGAAACCATTGATCCACCACTTCTTCGTCTGTTTCACCAGTTAATCCGTGACCACGTAACATTTTAACGAATGGGTCGTTCCAATCTAATTCAAACGCACCATTAAGTGGGTTCTCACTATTAATTTCTACATCCACAATGGTAAACCATGGTTCACCCTTTTTTGTCGCTTTCTCCTTTGGCGTCAATTTTTTCTTTGGTTCTTTAACTGGTTCTGGGGTTGGCTCAGAACCAAATGCATTTTTTAGTTTTTCAAATATATCCATTATGTTCCCCATGCATTACCAAACAGATCAGAGTGTAGTCTTGGACTATAACGTAATCCATGTTTCATAACTGCTTCTGCGACAATGCGTGTATTCTTTTTATAATCATCATATAAACCACCTACAGGCATACAATAAACAGGACAGTCAACGCCTGCTTCTTTATATACTGCAATGGCTTTTTCTACTTCATCCATGCTTTCTTCGCTATCAATAACAAATTTAAAATACATGTCTGAGAAAGGCATTTTATAATATGCGGCCGCCACATCAGGCTTAATTGCTTTTCCCCATGGTTCGCCGCTTGCTGATAGTTTAGGAGAGCACGACCAGGTAACATATGGTCTGATAGGAGTCCTGTAATTAGCAAAATCACCGGTCCAATTTCGCCAGTCGTAAAACCATTCAAAAATTTTGTCAGTTAAATTTCTAGTAGTATTAGTCTCGAATGTAACATTTTTTAAATCCTGCATACGATCATGTGCAAATAAATCAGGATATATTTTTTGCCACATCATAGGCTCACCGCCCGTAATAACTAAATGTATGTCTTGCCCATTGGGCATTATCCAACTGCCATTGGGCGTTTTTGCCAATAGATCATCTACTAATTTGTCTAAGTCTACATCTGTTGCTAAATATTTAAATCGTGGATCCCAACTTGCATAACTGTCACATCCTGTGCTAACTAATGGCAAATCATCAAAGTGTGTATAATCAGCGGCAAAAACGCCGAGTCGCTCTTTGCTTAACTCACCGCGTGGCATTCCAAAACCTTGGCATTTTAAATTACAACCAAACAGTCGCAAGAAAACAGACGGCACGCCTGTAAACTTACCCTCTCCTTGTAAACTATAAAATATTTCTGTATATCTAATCTTCATCGGGTTTATTTCCTTGCCATTTATCGCCAAATAATTTATGTAGTGGTATTGCTTGATGTTCTTCCTTAGTCATACCCCAACTAGGCCCCTTTAACATTCGCTGTATTTTAATTTGCATATCGTCGTATTCTTCTTTCCATTCTTGCTTTTCTTCTTCTAATCTTTTTGGAAGTTTATCTAATATTATAACAATTTCTTTAAGATTGTCAAGTGTATTACGTTCAGTTCGTGATATGTATACACTGTGTCGAGGTATTTTAAAATTATCGAAGCATTTGTCTATTAGGTCTTTTGCCTTATTAATGTCATCTTGCATAACTCTCAATGCCTCCTTCCCTGTGTATGTCTAACGTTAAGCAATGCAATCCACCATCCCAAAAGAATCTATGCCTAAACGGAGTTACTATAGGCTCTACATTATGCTTTCTAAACCATTTAAATAATTCTTTATTTTCGGTTAGGCACAGTACAGTTTCAGGATTTACCATCAATACATTAACGTCCCAAATTGTTTCTTCACAAAATCCTACCCACTCGCTAAACCATTTATCTACGTAGTCAATAAGTTCGTCGTTGTGTTCTTCGCCTGGAATCCACCATTTTCCTTGTACTTTTTCTCTAACTTCTAAGAATGGTGACATATTAGACCATTGGGCGTCTGGCAAGTAGAATACGTCCCAATTTGGAAAATACTTTTTAAACTGTAGTGCTTCGCCATTTGATATAAATGCGCCGGGTTTTATTGGTGCGTATATACCATCCGAATGCCCGTCGTTAAAAGCAGTTATAATATTATAGTTGTCTTTAAAATGATTTTTAAAGTATTTGTAAACATGCGGCCGCAATCCATCTAATATTATTGTATCCCCAAGCCGCACAATATTTGGTCCCTCATTCAAATAATCGTCTTTCCACGGGAATTCAATAATATTTGCGCCTTGTTCTTTTAATTCTTTGAATAATGGTTCATAAAATATAGCAAGGGCTCGGCTGGCACCTCCCTGTGGATATAATGGATTAATAGTATTTATACAAGCCGGGTTTACTTCTGGCATGCTGTACGGTCTTAACTTATAAAAAGTTTCTCCTACTATGATTTGATCGTCCCGTGGAAATAATGGCGGTCGGGTGAGTGCGCCTGGATCTGCATATATATCGTAGTTTGCTAAAAAACTTTCGACACCTTTCCTATCAATTAATCTTGGAAAATAATTTAATACTTCATCAATAATAATGTTTAAGTTTTCATCAACACAAGCTCCACCAACTTTGTATATATTATATACTTGATCAAAATCAAAAAGTTTCGGGCGTTTAACAGTTACGCCATAACTTTCTAATACTTCTTTAATGTTCTCTAAATCTTCTATGGTTTCTTCAGTAATTTGTTGCAGAATATTTTTTACTTTAATATTATCAACGTAGTCAAAGAACTCCGGACGATAGCAATCGCCTAACCAACATTCTTTTAGTGGTTGGAATCCTGTGTTACAATTGATTACACCCATCCATTAAACCCTGCTTCGGGGTTATGATAGGTTGAACTGTTCTTGTCATTTTCTCTTGCTTCTACACTAATAACCCATGCTCTGCCACCTGTTCTTTCGCGTAACCATCCATCAGCATAATTACAGATACGCATAGCAGTGCCTTCCATACCTGGCCCTTCTTCTTGTACAATTAATTTACATACACCCGCATCGTGTAGCATTTGGAATGTTTCCATATATGGGTCATCGTGATCAATAACAAACGTATGGTCATAATTCTCTTCTAACCATCTCTTTAGTTCTTTCAAGTCACTATAATCAACAAGAAATCCTTCTTTTGTCATAGTGTGTGCGCCAAACGTAAAATGAAAACTACGGCTATAGCCGTGTATCATAGCGCAGTTTCCGTCATGCTTGTGTTGTCTATGAGCACACGGAAAGTTATAAAATGTTTTTGTAGATGTAAATTCAGGTACTCCGCTCATTTATTTTTCTCCTTGCCATAAAAGATTATAGCCTAATACAATGGTGTGCATAATGACTAGATTGCGTACTAGCGTCTTATCAACACCTTCTAAATATTTTGATAACATTCATTTCCTCCTCAGTTGATCTTTAATGTTTTTATTACCAATTTTTATCACTCCACCAGTTTTCCCACGGAAAAACAATCCACGAGGGATCTTCAATTTTATTAATCACTAATGAGGTGTAAGAGATTTCTGTAAATCTACTCTCCTCATTATTAACTAGCGAAGCAAAACGAACATTAGAGCCTACAACTTTGTCCCAAGACTTAACACCCGGTATCGGCGCATTCATCCAATCATTTACAATCCAATCAAATGTAGCACCAGAATCATTTATATCATCAACAACAAGTATATTTTTAGGTTCGATTACTTCTTCATGACTAAAACTAGTTTTAGTTATGCCTGACGCGTCTGCCGCCATTTCTAAACTAGATTGTAGATTGTGTCCATCTCGTAATCTAACATCTAATGTATGTAACGGTGTTTCTAAATAATGACTCAACATTGTAGCAGGAATTAGTCCTCCCCTTGTAATACCTACAATGTATTCAGGCCGCCAATTACCAGCATAAATCTGTTGAGTAATATCTAAAACTTGCGACTTAATGTCTTGTGTATTTAGATAGATCATTTTCATATATTTAAGTCTCCTTGCTATCGCGGAGCAAATTCTTGCTGAAGTTTGATATTGTCAAAGAACTCTTTTTTAGTAGAAGCATCTTCTTTAAATGATCCTTTAAGCACTGTTGTTTGTGTTAGACTAGAGTGTGCCATGACACCCCTATTTTCTACGCAACCATGCGTTGCTTGTACGTAAACACCTACATTACTAGAACCTGTTGCTTTAATAATTTCATGTGCTATGTCGTTGGCAAGTTCTTCTTGTAGTGTTCCCCGTCTGGCACACCATTGTGCTATACGTGTATATTTGGATAATCCTATAAGTGTGTCTGCCGCGATAATGCCAATATATGCAACTCCGGTTACTGGTTGAAAATGATGGGAGCAAACGCTACGTATTTCACTTCTTACAACAAGCATGCCTTCGTAACCATCCTCTACATGATTAGGAAATGCGGTTGCATTGGGCATGTTATCAAAACGGCCGCTCATAAGTTCTCTTATATACATTTTTGCTAAACGACGCGGCGTGTCAATAGAGTTAGGATCACTATGCCTATCAATAAGCAGAGTGTCCAATACTCCTTCAAACTTTTCCGTTAGTTCATCAATGAGCAGATCTTTTTCTTCTTCTTCGATAAATTCTGATATATTGTCTCCTGCCCAAAAACGTCCACCGTGTTCTAGCATTCTGTTTCTAATTGTTTTACTAATGCTCATATATTTCTCCAAGTACTATATATTATAAAGATTATTTAGGCAAATGTCAATTATTTGTTAAAATTTAGACTCCGCAACATGGTCTCTATATCTATTTCCATCACGGCGCCACTGTTCTCCGTTGCCCTCCATAATATCACATATGCGATCAATAGTACCATTCGTCCAATCGGATATTCTTCCCATGTTAAAACTTGGCATTCTTAGAGCAGTATCAATTTTTTCAATAGCAGAGTGCATACTCCAAGGAATATACAAACGATCTGCATCATTAGCAAAAGTTTCAGGGAAACTGCGATATGCAGGATATACTACATTACACCCTAGTGTATCCGCTTCACTTACAGTATTGCTTACCCAATCTTGTAGCGCACAATTGAATAATACCTTACTGTCGTTAACGATATTATAATAATCATTCTTATTTAGGTCAGTATAAATTTTTAGAACTCCTTCTGCTTGTAATTTCAATGCACGATCTAAATATTTTTGATTGTTACTGCGTAAAGGCCCGCCGCTTAGAACAGCGAACTCAACATCAGTTATACTATCTACATATTGATTTTGGTGCTTTAGATGGCCAGTTACTGTTTCAACAATATCCATAAAGAAGTCAGGTTGTTTTTCTTGATCAAATCTTGCCGCAAATACAACACGATTAGATCTTTCACTCCACTTCTTTACCTTATTTCCTACTCTTTCAAGAACTTCACTTTTGCCAAAACTCAATCCTGATATGTTGTATATAGGAGCAGTCCAGTTAGCAATACGCATATGGGCAACCATTTCTTCATTAGTAGCCAATACTGTAGCAAACTCATTAACCATTTGCTCATACAAACTCATCCACTTGGACATACCCCATACATGGACAAAGTCATCAGGATCTACCGCCTGGGCAAGACAACGGACATAAACTTTGGGGCGTTGATTTTCGGGAATCTGGTTCATAATATACGGAAGTGATTCTATACCAGGTTGAAACATATCCTCAAAGAAGATAGCATCCTCCCCTGTCACAGTTCCATCACGCATCATTTGGACTAGGTTCATCATTTGGCTCATACCAAAATAACTGCGTCCATGTGCGTCTAACACTTGTCCTACAGATATTGCTTTAGTATTGTCAATAGTCTCACCGGGCACAACTATATAGTCTATGCCTCTGCGTTTAAATACACGCTCACTCCATTCTTGTAATTGTAATGTATATCTTCCTTCATAAGGCTCAAGTCCCATGTATATTAATTTACGCATTGTGTTTTCCTTTAGTAATTAAGTAGATGGGCGTTACTGTAAGAACCATGCTATTAGCACAGTAAACATCGCCGTTGTTGGTATTACCTCTAAACAGTAACTCCATCTATGTTCGTTGTCTTAAGACCAGTTACATACCATTCAGGTGCAGGTCTTGCTTTGTTCCAGGCGGCAAATCTAGATTTTTCGCCCAAATAAAAATTTCTATTTGCATCTCTGCAAGTATAAACCTATTCATTGATAAAGCCTTTCTATATCAACCTCATCACAAAATTCTCCATATTGTATTTCTACAATATGCAATGGTGTATAAGAAGGGTTCATGATTTGATGCCATTCTCCGGCTGGCACGTGGTAAGATTCATGCTTATTTAATATAATAGTTCTAGCATCACGTTCTATAAAATTATGCCGATTGCTAAGATCTCCTTTGCTACAAGATTCAGTATAGTTTGGTGCTAATATAAGTCTTGCAACACCAGATTCTACAATCCAAAACTCATTTCTATGTTCATGACGTTGGAAACTCATACAGGAGTTAGGATTTACGACTAGCTCCTTAACCTTCATACTTTTGAAGTTAGCAAGAACATCATAAACTCCCCAATCTCGTTGGATATCAAATTTATTGTTGTCTTTGTTCTGCATTGCTTTTTTTATAAGGTTTTCTAAAATGTGGATACCCTGGCCAATATCTTGCCTTGCCAGTCTCCTTCCAGCGTAAAAAGTCGCTATATGGACTCTTTTCCTTATATAAATGTGCCTCATCAAAGACTCGTCCAAATTCTCGACAGAAGTCACGATATGCATCCAAATCATCAAAGATTTGTTTCACTGCTTTTTTCATAACAGTACCTTGTTATTGTTGTTAGTTAATGTTTTTATAAGCGATTACAGGATAGACGCAATGGCATCCATTCTCGTCATCTTCGCTTACGTCTATTTGGACTTCTCTGCCTTTATAGCGTTCGTTGATTGCTAGGTAGAGATCGTCTGCTATCATTTCACAGGACTTGTAGTCTAATTGTAAAGTGCCTGTGGAATAAAGATTTTCCAACCAACGTTTAAATTGAATAAATTCAATATCTCTGTCGTCGTGGAATACTTGTATAGTAACCTTAAAGTGGAATGTGTGGCGATGTGGATATCCGAGAAAGGATACATCATACTCATCACCAGTTGCTAATGCGGGATCTTCTAATGCGGCCGGGTATTTGTGTATACCCTCTTTTTGAAATTTAACCCAAATCATTTTGGGCATTTGTTGAACTTTTTCTGTTCTCAGTTGACGTCTATGATCGTCTATGTTGAATACTTCGTTCATAATTAACTCGCAGGTTCAGTTGATATAAGGGGTTCTTTGTCTGTTTTGTCACGCCAGTCATCGCTTCCTGGCATTGGGCTTTTTGTTTCTGTAATGTTAGGCCACTCTAGTGAATATTTTCTATTGAACTCTAGAAAGTCAATAGAGCCTGTTTGTTTATAATCGGTATCTGTATCAATTGCTCCAATTGGGCATTCAGGTTCGCAGATACCGCAATCTATACATTCATCGGGATGGATTACTAGTGTATTTTCTCCTTCGTAAAAGCAATCAACTGGGCAAACTTCTACGCAATCAGTTAGTTTGCACTTGATACACTTTTCATTTACAACGTAAGTCATTATACATATAGTATACTATGACCACTTGATTGTGTCAAGTAAAGTCTTGTGATTTTTAAGGTAGCGTATTTTAATTTCATCGCTCGATACACCGTCCCAAACAAAGTCCTCACCATATATTAAACCAAGTTGGCCTAGGTGGTTGCATATCATCGCAATTGCTTCTACTGTGCGATAGTTAGCATTTAAAGCACCGCCTTCTACGCTATTTCCGTTTGATTCTCCGATCCATCTATCTCGGCGGGTTATTTTATCTACTTTAAACTTCCCTAGTTCCATAATTATTGTTACACATATGTTACAATCTTAATAAACAGATCTAATCTCGTCTGCAATGCCATATTCTACTGCTTCTTCAGCACTTAACCAAACATCCTCTGGCGGCAATAGTATTTCACGAATCTTCTTTTCAGAAAGTCCAGTGCATTTTTTATAATGTGCTATCATACGGTCTGTTGACATTTCAAATTCACGTACAACTGCGAATAATTCGTGTTCTTTACCACGCGAACCCCAACTATATTGGTGTGACAAAATAGAAGTATTAGGAGTAATAACTCTATGTCCTTTTTGTCCCGCCATAAATGTAAGTATTCCGCATGAGGCGATCATTCCTAAACCTACTGTTCTAACAGGAATCGCAGATCCTTTCATAACATCAATAAGAGCAAAAGCGGCGTGTACTGCACCACCGGGGCTGTTAATCATAAGTGTTAAATGCTTTGGTCTATGTTTTTTAGGTATTACATTCTTCTCAAGAATAAAACGAATTGCCATTGCACATGACTCTTCGTTAAAGTCTGTCATAAACATATGTATATTGTTATCATAAAGTGGATCACCAATCATCTGTGGTCCTGCAGGTGGACGCTGTTTGCGCGGGCCCCCTTTGTCGTCGTCTGTTTCTACTGTATCTTCTACCTTTGCTTTTATTTTTTTGACTGCCATACTATTGCTCCTTAGTTAAATAGTTCGTTGAACGCCTTATCTGCGCTATATTTTTCTTTTCTTACTTCTTCTACTTTGCCCATTGGTTCTATACCAAATTCATCGGCCATAGCATCTGCTTTGAATTCGCCTTGTATTCTAGCAAACCACTTACTATACTTATGTATTTCTGCCATGGCATTATTATAATCTTTATGGGCAAATATATCTGTAATAACATCAGAGATAGTTGCGCCATTGGGTGCTACTAGACTAGGGGGATATATTCCTTCGTCATAGCACTCATTTGCTCGCTGTGTTGCTAGGATATGCATATAAACGTTATGCCCCATTTGTATTGCATAACTAAAACTATCCCAACTAGTTTTTCCTTCCTTGCCTATTTTATTTAAATCGCCCGGACCATATTGGCAAACATCCTTCATTTCAATCATTTCTGTAATAACACTGGGTTCCCACGCGACACCCGGATGTTCAATGTTATAATCATATATTCTGCTATCAGTTGAATACTTCTTGTCGTCGATAGCCTTAATCATTCTATAAGTCCATCCGCCCTTGCGTAGATGATCTGTATGTATGCTTGTATAGATTGTACCATATGCTGTTGCTAGAAACGGCGAAGCACAGTCATATGAAAGTATAATATCTGGACTCGTTGTATCTCTTACTGTTCGTTGTAGTGCGGTTAGCATAATACTCCATAATAATTCACCTGTACCAAGGAAGTGTATCCATTCACAATCTTGTAGCAACCCGTCCCTACGCAATGTAACAAAACGTTTCAACGCAATCTCAATATCTTTTTTGTTCCAACCCGCCATAGCAAAACATTCAAAGTTTGCTTTTTCACCTGTGCTATATGGTTTTACTGCTTCATACCATTTCTCTGCTTGATCCCAGTTATTACCTTGCAGAACATTTAAAAACTTTGTCGCACCCGGTGTCCTTGCTTGAGCAAAGAAGTCATTATTATTTAATGTGCCTTGTAAACACTTTTGCCAAGTATCTAATCCGTGCTTTGTTCCTGCGGCCCAATCAACGCCCATAGTAGGCAGGTCCAACACCATAGAGTAATCGAAGGTACCTTCTAAAAAACGCAAAACCTTTTCACGAGTTTTGTCTGTTTTTTCATCTACTCCGTATGGTTCTAGCCATTGTCCTTCCCACACACCTTTAGAAATCTGAAAGCCTCCGCTATCACCTAGTAAAATAGTATTAGCGTTATCTCTATTACGAATCATATCCTCTTTGGGATCATGCTTATCAAGATTTATATTAGCATGGCCTGCAGAATACAATGCCCACGGATACTTAAAGTATCCTTCATCCATATTGAGAAAGTTTAATCCTTCAACGCCATTGGTAAAGCGAGAAGGAATTCTGTCAGCAGGAATGTATTCTTCATAACGTTGCTTGCCAATATATGAGGCATAAAAAGAACTAATTGCTGGCAAATATATTGCGTAATCTTTCTGTGTTTTCCTAAAGTCTGATTGCATTACTTACTTTGTGCTGGTAAAATATATTTGTATTTTGCTAGACCACTGTCTACTATAATTTGTAATGCGCCTTTGTCACTAATTGACATAACTTTGTCACCAGCCAAATTAAGAATTTTTTGTACAAATAACACTGGCCATGACCAACTACCTTTAAGTGTGCCGTCGATACTGGTTTCAAAAACAAATTGCCCTGCGTGTGTGCTATGGTCACCAAATTCAAATATTAAATTCTTTTTCTCGGTTTTAACTGTAAATACGTCTTCTTCAGAATTGATTTGTGCCTGCCAACCAAATTTTTGTATAGATTGCACAGATGGTTCAAATTCAATATCCCACTCAGATAACTTAAATTTAGCACTTTTTAATTTATTTTCAATAATTTCTGCATTCATAAACCTATAATCATTTTGAAAATCACCGGCATCTGATTCAAAGTGAATACCTACTGGAATCACAGTTCCGTTGCGTTCTTGCTGGTTAATAGTAAGAACGGCATCCTCTTTATATGCAGGAATTTTTAGTAACGTATCAAGTTTATTTAGGTTTGGCATACCGAATGTACCAATAAATTCAGCAACCGGATCATGTGTTTCTGCTATTAATACTACTGCTCTACTTTCTTCCATTGATTCAATGGTTGTCCCTTCTGTAGAACCATTTATTTTTACAATGTTTAAAAAGCCTAAAGAATGTATGTGGCTAATAATGTCTGTTAAAATGTCTTTCATATATTACTCCTAGTAATTGATATATTATATATTGTATTTTGTTTTTTGTCAAGGTAACCTTGACAATTGTCAAGGTATTGGATGTGACGTAACGTCTTTTACGTAACCAAGACTTGGAACTTGTTTTATTCCCTTCGGTAGTTCTCCTGGCTTTTTTATAATTGCCCAACTAGTTCTATATTGATAATGTTCTTCTTTAAGAAGATCAAATCCATTCTTATCAGCAAGTCCTGTTAATAATTCTTTAGTCATATAACAATAATATGAATTTTCAAATTTTGTAGCAGTTTTTTCTAACAAGCAATCAGCATAACTTAAAAACATTATGCCACCTGGTAATAGTAAATCATAAATGCTTGCTAGATATTTGTCAATGATGTCGTAAGGTAAAAACTCAAAATAGTTCCAACTAAACACAAAACCAAACGTATTATGTGGAAGTTGTGAAAAGTCTGCGTTTTCGTAGTTATATACTCTAATTCTTCTTTGATACATAGGATGAAATTGTTGGTTTATATTATGTACTACATCTAAATCTTTACTAGCAATGAAAAATGGATCCATGCCAGTCATATTTTTAGTCCAGATTTTAGATCTAGGGGTTACTTCTAGGCCCGGATATTGATAGTTAACATATTTTGCTATTCTAGATAAAATTATTTCTTGTAGTTCATGATCCCATTCACTATTACTTACTTCTTCTAACGCTCTAAATTTTCGCGTTTCGTAGTGATCATAACTGCGAGCAAGATTTTTAGGTTGTACACTTTTATAAAACCTTGCTTGTAAGTTTTCATATCCATCTTTAATTACTGTATCTATTTCATTAATATTATCTTCAAATTTGTCAATAACTTCTAAATCTATACTAGTATTACTTTTTTGCAAATATTTTTTAATTTCGGCATAATTTCTTTTAATACCATCAGTATTAATACTATCAAACAATGTTTTTTCTTTAATATATTCTTTCAGTTTCATAATTCAAATAAATCATCAAACGTGCTTCTAGAAGTGCCTTGGCGCAAATCCCAGTTAAGTACATTTAATAGATTTCCTACCTTTTTGTCAATAATGGTCTGTTCCATCGCTATGTGGTCAAACGGAAGTTCCTTAAACCACTGGGGTATTCGTTGCTCGTCAATAGGGTACGCAACGCTAGTCATATTTAACGGATTATTCTTAAGTTTGCAAACAATTGTCTTTTGCCCGTCCATAATCTGCATACTGTACTTGTCACTATTCATATTACGCAACGTATTCCAATTCATCGCGGCTCTAACGTGTCCAGGCATGTTTGCTTTGCCTTGGCGTTCTTCTTTCTTTGTATACATTGTAAGGTTGTTTACACGTTTTGGAGTGCCTTTTTCCCAGCCCGGTTTATCAGCAAAGTCATGTTTAAATGCTTTAATCTTTTCTATCACTTCTTCTTCTTTTGCTCCGGTTAACACATCGAGCAATAATATATTTAGAAAATCCTGCATAAACACCGGCGTATCTGATCTCTTGAGATCCATGCCCATTGCTTTTACTTTACCTGGTCCATCTTGATCTGTGCGTTTGCCTTCTAAATCATATATAAGGGCCGCATATCTCTTTTTAGTAATATATAGTCCACTGCTTGCAACAATTTCTCTACCACATTGAATAATTTCACCTAGTTCATGATTGCAATTGAATGTTTGTTGCATAAACGCAGGGAAGTTTTTGTTGACTTCATCAGACACTTTGTCATATAGTTCAATGATTGCTTCTCGGTCCCATGGAATATTGCCAGCGTCTATATCATCTTTAAGTACATTATATGCGGAAAAATAACAAGAGTCTGTATCGCCATATATAATAGCATCGCCTTGATAGTCATACTCTCCTGTAATAATCTTATTAATATAACTAGCCATATGCTTAGTAATAGTTCTACCTGATAATGTTGTGCTTTGACCTAAACGCATATCAAAAAATCTACAGTAGGGATTAAGCAATGCACCATATAAACTATTTAGATTAATCTTTTTAACAAGTTGCCTTTTATCCCAGAACGCAATCTCTTCAGGTGTCTTTGCTTCACGCAATTTGCTCTGCATAGCCTTACGCTCTGCATACCATTTTTCAAGCAATCCTGGAATAATGCCTTTCTTGTCATTTCTAAACAATGTTCCATTGGCACTAAGTATGATTTTATTATCACTGTTAAACACCATCTTATGTATATCGATAGCGTTTTTAACTTCTATCTTACCGTCCTCCCAATCAATAGTAATCTCAGTATTTCTATCACGGTTCATTACTGCTTCATATTCCAACGAGCCAAACAATCCTTCCCAACTATCTGAATGTGTTTTACCACTATCAATAACACTCTTGATATGGTTTTGTGTTATTGTTGGACGTAATTGCCCAATGATGGTTTCCGGGCTCATATTGAGTGCTCGCAAAGCAGATGGATACAGAGAATTAATATCTACAGAACCAATCCAATGGTGTAGTCCTTTACGTGGCTTAGCAACCCAAGCGCCGGCAGCCGTGGCAGATTTTTCATTATCCCTGTCAGGTTTGTTGGGAACGATAAGTCCTTGCGAATGGGCGTCATTAATAATAGCCTGTTCTGTAAGTGCTACTGCTCCCATTGTTGTGGGAATAAGCACAGTATTTTCATGTGCCAATACGTTAGCAAGATCAATGAACTTTAGTTTCTCATCCATACGCACAATAAGCATAACGTCTTGCCTATTGTATTCAATAAACTTCTCGAAGTCTCTGTTATATAATTGGTCAAGTGTGCCTTCATATGGAACCTTTCTATCATTTAATTCATATTCAGATACTGTATCCAGCGAATAGGAATGCATTTCATGATATGTGTACTTACGATATAGTTCCAGATAGTCCAAATGTATGCGTCCTATTAAATGAAAGCCTTCTTGCCGCGCTCCAAACTTTTCATACTCATACTTTTTAGGAAACTGATTCCATAAACAATAACGCCGTGTATCGTCTCTGCTCATTACTTTTGTAGTTCTATTAATCAGATATGGTAAATCATACCCTTCGCTATTCCAGCCAGTAATAATATCAGAGTCTTGTATGAGATCAAGAAACGTTTCTATTAGTTTCTTTTCGTCTTTGTAATCAAATATAAATGTATTGTCAAAGTTTTTAGCAATGCCCTTGCCAATTTCTTCAGACATTCCCTTGGGACGCAATGTAAGTGTTATTAACTGTTTCATTTGTGACAAATAAACAGTAATAGCAGTAATAGGTGCTGTTGGATCACCGGGCTCGCTAAAGCCTTTTTCTGGATCGAAGTCTGCCTCAATATCTACGTAGCAAACATTTAGATTAGGAGATTCTGCACCTAAATAGTTTTCAGAAAGACATCTAAATACAGGATTAACATCACTTTCATAAACAGTATTGCTACGGTTTATTTTTAGTTCTCTGTTAAACTCTTTTTTGCTTTTGGAATGGAAACGGCTTACAGGCCAGCCGTGTATGGTTTGGAACTTGCCCCTTGGGTCGTCAAAGTAAAAGGTATATTCTACTGGAAACTCTTTAAACTTGCGTTTACTGTCTACACGCTCGGCCACGTGTATCTTGTTTTGTTCCTTATCTAAATAAGCGTCTACATACATGTAATATATTATAACAGAATATTTGCTATTTTACAAGCCTTTTAGTTTGTTTTCTACGATTTCTTTTGCTACAATATTGGTAGGTTTATTTTGTTCTTGACTTTGTTCTAATATCTCATATGCTCTTAAATCAAGATCTTCTAATCTATCTTTTACTAATGGATTATCCCACGACACATTTAAACTAGTGGTTATGTCGTGTGATATGTCATAGGAAGACCGTACTTGAACAACACCTCCTGAATTTGCTAAGTAGTCAGGAACGTACAAAATACCACGATCAAATAATATTTGAGCAACATCGTTGTTTTCTAATTGGTTATTGGCGCCGCCACAGATAATTTTAGCATGGCAAACATTAGCAAAATTTTCAGTAATCATACCGCCTGTGGCACAAGGAGCATATACGTCTACAGGAAGTTGGTTGATTTCTTCTATACTATCACACCATTGTAGTCTATTCGATATACCTCCCAATTGCCACTGTTCATTGCGTGAAATTACATCTTTTTTTACTTTATCATATTTTTCTTTATGAATATCGTATACGTAAATAGTTAATGACCGTTGACAGTCATTATCTGTTAAAAATTTTACTAATCTTTCTCCTACCTTTCCTAGTCCTACGATTCCTATTGACCTTTTATTTAACAGATATTTATTGAATTCAATGACGGGCTTGTTTCGAAAGAACTTGTAAGCACCACAAAGAGAATTATAAACACCATATGCTGTAGCCCATCCCGAATCGTCTCCTTCATATCCTAAAACATATTGTGTATGCCTACGTATTTCTTTAAGATCTTGAGTAGTAGTTCCGATATCACCCGCAGTATAATAGATACCATCTAGTTTTTCTAATGCTTCTGCAAACGATTTCCATAAGTCACAAGAATTTGCGCCACTATAAGCACGAGTATTAATAGTTGTTTTGCCGCCGCCGTTGTGTAATCCGGCTAATGCATTTTTATATGTCATGTGCTTTGATAAACGCAACGCATCATAGCGTTGCTCCTCAAAGTCGTTATATTCCATATAACGACATCCACCGATAGCGGGGCCTAGTTGCGTATTATGAATGGATATGCAGGCATCTAATCCTGTAGTGTCATTGGTTGCACGAACTACTCGTTCGTAACCACCAACATGTTGATCAGTTAGTTTTAACACTAAAAATCCTCTTTGGAGTATTTAGTTATTTACAGCGTTTTTCCGACTGATTCTAGAATACCTTCAAGTTCACCAATATCAGCAAGTTGATCTTGCCAGTCTGATTTATATGCTGTGCGAATTGCTTTATTTAGAACGGAAGGCTTAACATTCATTTCTTCAGCAATTGCTTTGACAGTGTCTCTAAGTCCTTCTTTAAGGTCGTCTACTTCTTGCAGTACTCGAGTACCTTCATTGACCAATTGGGATAGTCGTGCTTTTTCTTCTGGTGTATATGTTTCTGCCATTTTATGCCTCCGCCTTTTTAGATGTTTTCTTTTTTGCTACCTTCTTGGTAGTTTTTTCTTTTGCTGGTTTGGTTGCCTTTAATATACTCGCTAGTGATTTTTCAAGTTTATCGAGTCTAACATGCACCGCTTCCATTTCTCTTTTAAGATTCATTGATTTTCTCCTTTGTTATGTTGTTCCCCGGTGTTAATTTTGTGAGAGAGTCCTTCTATATCTATATAAATTCCTTTAATAAGTCTAATATTATTATTATCTCCTAAGAAATATCCTATTTCTTTTGTTTTATCTGGATTGGTTTTTGTTCCGCTAATAAAATTACCATTTATAAATTCACCATCTAGTAAAGTTTTGTCAACAAGAGTCATTTTTCCAAAACCTTCTACTATAATATCAATAGTTTTATCATTGAATATTATACGGTGAAATTCACCGTCGTATGTAATGCCGTTGTCAAACTTATAACATCAGAGCATAATTCTGAGTCAGGTCTAGGTGGACCAAATTCGTCTGCAGGAACCTGTGGCGGTGGCGGCGGTGGCGGCGGCGGTGGCGGCGGCGGTGGCGGTAGCGGCTGATTGCGCCAACTAATGTCAGGATCCCATAACGAAATTGTTTCATCAATTTCTATAACAAAAAACCACTCTCGATTGCCACCCACAGCGTCTGATAAGATTACATTGCTGAAATCCCCTTGCATTACTTCATTAATATTTTCAACAACCCCACTAGCAATATGATCAGTATTCCAATTTTTATATTTACTGTCTTTTGAAGATACTACTCTAGATGTATAAAAACTAATTTCGTTCACTCTTAAAAATCTATCGTCAGAACAAGAAATGCTTATATAAGTTTTTTCTTTATCTGAGAATTTTATGCCTTTATAGCATAATAACTCTTCTTTGTTTTCTAAGAATCCATAATCCAGTAGTTCTCCATTTATTTTAATCCTATAATAAGAGTTAGTGTTGGAGTCTTGTTCTAGTTTTATTTTTAACATTATACTTCTAGTGTTGCTTCATAATGAATATCATCAAATGTCTTGAATGATAAATTTAAACCATTGACCGTAATAGTATGTAATTGTATTTCTGCTAAAGCGGTTTTTATATTTTCCACTACTAATTTATAACTCCCCGGTTCTAATACTAAGATAATTTTTTCATCTAAGTATTTCCCTTCCTGCCTTTTGGGAGTAACTCCCCGCTCACTTAGTAGAAAATCATTTATCCATATGCGTATAACAGGGGGTTTGAAATCCCATTCGCTATCGATATAAAAATGTAATTCTTTCACTTCCGACATACATATATTATATAGTTAGAATTGATTTTTGTCAATGTTTATTTGGCAATTAATGCAGGGGTGGCAACTTTTGAGATCCATTCATCTCTGCCCATGTCATGACTTAACGGTGTGCCTAAATCTGCCAAGTCTATAGCGTCTACAATACGATCTGCGCTTATGTTTGAACCGCTTCGTAATGCTCTGCCTTTTAGTGTTGCTTGCAAGATGGCATCTTGCGCTGGATCTTCATCCCATATGGGATTGTCTGGATCTATAGTAAGTCTTACAATTGAGATAGGTGCATCATGGTCGAAACGCATTTTGCTTGCCCAGTTAATAGCATCTTCTGGATTGTCAAATGCAAATATACCAGCGTCTTCGTTATAGCGTGAGCCGCCTGGACCTTTTACCCAGTTACTTGGGTGGAACTGTTCTAGCCCTTTCTTTTTAATGTTGTCAACATTCTTTGTGAAAGTAACGTGAAATAGTACATCAGGTAAATCGTCTAATCCTTCATATACGTCTTGAATATATTTTTTATAGGATAGGCCGTCAGGAGTATAACCAATCTTATACTTCCTTCCTCGGTGTTTCGTTTGGCCGCTCTTTCTAGTTTTAAGTAAAGCACTGCCCACTTTGCTTGCTAAGTCACTAACTTTCATATTATGTATTTATATTCAAAATACTATTGACTTATTTTACCCTAGCATATATAATATATGTTATGAGAATTGAAGAAGATAATGCTTATAAGAGTTGATAAAGAGATAAATAAACATAGTAGGAGAATATTATGTTTGTTTATAAAATCAGCAACACTATAAACGATAAGGTTTATATAGGCATTACTTCTTACAGTATTGAAGAACGTTATAATTGGCATGTTAGAGATTGTAAGCAAGGTATAGAAAAAAAGTTATACAAAGCTATGAAAAAACATGGAATTGAAAATTTTAAAATAGACTTGCTTGAAAAAGCTGATGGTACTATAATAGACAAAAGAGAAGAGTTTTATATAGAAAAGTTTGATAGTTTTAATAACGGATACAATGCAAGTCCTATATCTCACGGTATAAAACATCATACAGAAGAAGCAAAAAAACTTATGTCTGAAAAAGCAAAAGGAAGAAAGCCTTCTAAAGAAGAATTAGAAAGACGTTCAGAATCAATGAAACAGTTTTGGAGAGAAAACTCGGAACGCAAAGAGCAATATGCTGAACATGCAAGACAAAAGTTTAAAGGAAAAAAGCGTACTGATGAGTTTAGAGAAAACGCAAGACAACGTATGTTAGGAACAAAACGTTCAGAAGAAACAAAAAATAAAATAGGCAAAGCAAATAAAGGCAAACCTCAACCTACTCACGTTTGTCCTCATTGCGGTAAAGAAGGAAAAAGTAACGCAATGATTAGGTGGCATTTTGATAACTGTAAGGAAAAGAAATAATGCGCCTGGAAGAAGATATTAAATTAGATTTTAAAGATGTCCTTATTCGTCCTAAGCGTTCAACGCTAGGATCCCGCAAAGAAGTAAGTTTAAATAGAAAATTTGTATTTAGAAATAGTGGTTGGAAGTTTGGCAGTATTCCAATCATGGCGGCTAACATGGATGGTGTTGGCACATTTACTATGGCTGACAAACTTACAGAGTTAAACTTATTCACTTGTCTTGTCAAGACTTATAGTGCAAAGGAACTTATAGAGTATTTTAAAGACACACAAAACTATAAAAGATTAAACTCTGTAGCAATGAGCATAGGCATTGCTGATACAGATTTGGAAAAATGGCGTGAAGTTAGAAATGCTACTGATGTGCGTTATGTCTGTATTGACGTCGCAAATGGGTACTCAGAACGTTTTAGTGAGTTTGTAAAGAAGTTTAGAGATGAATACCCAACAGTAACAATTATTGCCGGTAACGTAGTGACTGGAGAAATGACAGAGGAGTTATTATTAAATGGAGCGGATATTATTAAAGTTGGAATTGGTCCTGGCAGTGTATGTACTACTCGCCTCCAGACTGGGGTTGGCTACCCTCAGCTTAGTTCTATTATTGAATGTGCAGACGCGGCTCATGGGCTTGGCGGGCATATTATTGCTGATGGGGGATGCAATAGCCCTGGTGACATTGCGAAAGCGTTCGCAGGGGGGTCAGATTTCGTAATGTTGGGCGGCATGCTTGCCGGGCACGATGAAGGTGAAGGCAAGATTATTACTAAAACATATAGAACAGACGAAATTGCTCCGCGCGGAATAACAGCAAATATTAGATACGTAGAGGAAAAGAAACAGTTTGTACAATTTTATGGCATGAGTTCACAGGCCGCCAATAATAAACACTTTGGTGGATTAAAAGAGTATAGATCTTCCGAAGGGCGTGAAGTATTAGTGCCGTATCGCGGCCCTGTTGCTAATACTGTACAAGATATATTAGGTGGCATTCGTAGCACTTGTACATATGCTGGTGCTAGGAAACTTAAACAGTTATCTAAATGCACTACGTTTGTGCGTTGCGCACAAACTCATAATTCTGTTTATGAGAAAAATACTATTGGCCGCTAATCGTTACCAAATATGTTGTCAACAACCCATCCATAAAAAGGTGTTTTAAATTTAAACTCCCATCTTCCGTTTAAATTTAAACATGCACTCTTAGAAACTCGATGCATAAGTTTTCCTTCCTTAACAAACACATCTTTATTGTTTGAATTATCAGCAATAAAGTGTATATCATCGCTACAGATATAATATAATTGTCCATCTTTAATATATTTTGTCCCACAATTTGAAATAAAAACACCTTCTATAAATTCTTTTTCTTCTTTTTCTCTATTATACGTATATGGATTGAGTCCCTTAACTCCACTATGTCTGTAATTTAATATATGGTAATTTTTTTTAAATTTATCAAACTCAGTAGGTAAAATTTCAACAGAAAATTTTTCATTATTAATCTGATTAATTAGATAAAATGGATCCCGTGTACAGTCTAAATACGCGGTTCCTCTTCTGTGTATAAGATCTAATAAATCAACACCATCCATATACAAAGACGTTATGTCTATACCAAAGTCACCATTTAAATAGTCGTCAGGATATATGCCGTTTGAATGCTCAACGACTAACGTATAATTTTCTTCCTTTTTTTGGTCAATAAGTACATTAAAATTAAACTTTTCTTGTAATTTATTATTGACGTTTAGTTTATGATTGTAATCAGGAATATTTCCGTTACTATCTAATAGATAAAATGTTACATTTGGTGTTTTTTCTGAATTATACTTATAGTCGACTCCTATCTCTATCTCCATTGATCCACAAAAATATATACGTATATTTAAAATTCAATTGAATTTTAAAATAGTAGCATATAATTTAAGTTAGATCATCACCAAAAATATTATCTGTAATCCAAGAGTATAAAGGAGTTCTAAACTTAAATTCCCATCTTCCGGGCATACTTAAACAAGAGCTGTTTGGAATATGGTGTATAAGTTTTTTATTATGTATAAAATTTAAAAGATTTTCTGCTTTGCCAGACCCAGTATAAGTAAACTTTGGCTCGTACACCCCTCCTAAGTAACTATGTTCTGGCACATACAATTCCCCTTCGACATATAAATTTTCATTATTTGTATGTTTAACAATGAAACAAAGATCATCAGTACAATCGTAATAAAGTTCAGTACCTTTAATAACATAATTATTATCTGTTAAAAGGTAACCAGTATACTCTGTAAACTCGTTAGTTCTATTATTAAAAACTTTAGGAGTATTACCAGTTATTTTATTGTGTCTATAACTTAATAATCTATAATTTTTTTGTTCTTTATTAACTTCGTGCGGAAGCATATGCACACTAAATCGTTCATCATTGATAAGTTGTAAGATATAATTCGGATCATCTGTGCAATTTGCATATACGTGGCTGCGTCTGTGTATTAAATCATTAAGATCTATATCGTTAATACATAAGTTACATATATCTATTCCTTCTATTTCGCTTGCGTAAAGTTCTAATACTAACGTATATTCAGTATCTATACTATCATCTATCGATGCTTCCAAAAGTGCTGTAGTTTCTGAACGATCGGATATGATGCAACTTTCTGATATTTTGTTGCGATTAGAATCTAATAGATATGTATTCCAACTTGGTTTAACGGATGAAGGACACGTATATTCAATATCTATACGGGGTTTAATCATTTTATTGCAAGAGCAATTCCAATAACCAAAGGTATAATGGTGTTTTAAATTTAAAAGAATAGGTCATATTATCTGCAGAAAGATAATCACCGTGCGTACTCCATACACACATGCCATTGTCAATGGTAACCTCATTAAGTAAATCAACACTTCGAATATAGTCTATGAATCCGTGTGTCTCAAATTCAGATTCAGGACACACTATGGTTTTTAAATTTCCGTGCTGATATAGCAAAGATTCAATAGATATGTCATTTAGTTCTATATCTTTAATGAAAAATCCGTAGTCTATTCTACCGCCTGGCAAATCTGGATCTTCAGGCAGTAAATCCCAAATGTCTTCTCGGTTAGACATACTAATGATTTCTATTAAGTTATCGCTTTCTATGTCATCATCTAAGTCAACATTGAAGGTTTTTATAGATATTTTTTTATCTGACTGCCAACTAATAGTTTCGTTATCAGGGTTATCTAATTCTTCATTGTCTGCTACAATCTTTCCATTAATTTTTATAGTACACCTAGGAAGTGGTAAAGTACCATCTATGTAATCTGTTAATTCAAAATATACTTTAATAGGGATTGTTTCTATTGTCATATTACTATTTATAAATTGAAATTTATACCAATGAAAAAAAGACATAGCATTATATAATGCTATGTCTTTACGTTTGTTGTTTAGTATTTGATTATTCGAAGTAACCAAGTCCCGCGAACCAGGTTGTGAAGTTGCCTTCATATGTTAAAACAAGTATTGATTCTTCTGTCATCCAGCCTGCATTTGCCCAGGGACCCGTGACGTAGTATACTTGCGAGCCATCCCCCAATCCTAGGTCATAAGTGCCTGTGCTTTCGCTAGTGATGCTGCCTTCGACAATACCAGACGCAGCCGCGTCTGTTAATCGATTATATACTTTTACGTGTTCTTTAAGAAAGTCGTTTGATTCGTCACATATACATCCGTCGATTTGAATTTGGTTGAATAAGGCAGTAACGTTTTGTTCGAATCCGGCCTCATCATCTGTCTTAGCAACTGCTTCTAAACGTAATTTGAGTGTGTGAGTACTTGCATCGTCATCTTCATTTAAATAGCCGTCTGTTACAGATACTAATAGTGGATTAGAATCAGGTTGAACTTCGTTAACTTCTAGAATATCTTCTTTAAGAAGATCGTCTTTATAAATTGCAATTTTCATGGAATCATTTGTAGATTCCTTACTAAACGTAAATCCGATATTGCTCATTCTATGTTCCTTTATTGTTTTTCGCGAAAACCAATTTTATAATTATAAAATTGGAATGTAGCAATATTTATCTAAAATTTAGATAATAATGTGTTATCGCCATTAAAATGCCAAAACCCAGTATGTCTTAATTCGATAGACTTATCTATCCATACTTTGAGACCCGCCTGTTGAACACTTCTACAAAAACTATAATCTTCTGTTAAATACTGCCCAGTCTTATCTACTGTACAATTAAAGAAATCATATTGAAATTCTGTCTCAGGACCTAAACCAATATCGTCATGATATTTTGTAGCACCTGCTTCGATTAGTTTCTCAAATACTTGGCGTTTAATAAGCATAAAGCCTGTGCCTGTGCTATGTGCTTCTATTAAGTCGCCCTTGCGTTCGCCATTCTCTTTGATATTTACCACATACTTGGGTGGAATAGTCTTTTGTGGATATACACCACACGCAACGTCTACATCGTATGTTACTAACTTAACTATATCCTCTGGTGCCCAGCCAATGTCTGCATCAACAAACATTAGATGACTGCCCTTACCCATAAGGAACTTCGCGGCACAACTATTGCGTCCGCGATTAATATTGCTTTCGTTGCTCAAAGTGTCTATTTGGAATGCTAACTTGTTCTGCATACCAAATACAGTCCATTTAATATAACTTTGAAAGCATGACTCGCTTATTTGACCACCATAACAAGGCGTACAAAAGTGTATATTGATATCCATTTAGTATATTTATTATACATGAGGATCTATTATTTTTATTCTGTTGATTACAGTCTCCTTTGCGCCGTTGAACTTACTCACTTCATGTGACTTGACGTATGCCGTAACTTCCATTATATCGCCTACTTCACATGAAAGATTATTATAGCCACCAATAAAGAACTTTACTAAATTGCCGTCTTCGTCTCTGCTTGTGACAACGTGTGAACTGTGTTTCGGAATAAAACGTTTGGAGATGACTGAGAGAGTAAACTCACAACGTTTATGGAGTGTACCGGAGTAGTCACTGGTTTCAGCCAACTCACGTTCGTATTCAGCCTGTTTGTCCCACTGAATGCTTGAGAAGTATGCCTTGGGCAAAGCAGACACGAGTCCAAGATCAACTACTGGAATAGACTCGGTGTTGATCAATTTAAGCACCTTTTCGTTGAATTCGCTAAGAGTGCCAGCCAACTGCTTAAATAGCAGACCTTTGAAGTATTCGATCATGCTGTCAGCAAGTTCAATGTCTTTTTTCTTGATATACTTGCCTTTGTCTGCACCATCTAAAATATCATATATGGCATAAACCATATGGTCCCTGTTAGCAAGAAAGTTCTTAACCTTCCCGGCGGCTTCAATCAATCCAGTGTGTGGATCAGTGATCACTTGCGAGTGGCGCCTATTGACATAAGCCATATAGGTGTCACTACTCTTGACATGTTGCATGCCGTTCTTGCGATACGCCGCGGCGGCTAACTCAATACACATTCGCGTATCAAGTAAATGCTCTTTAGTTCTAAGACCTTTGTAGATCTTATATGCGCTTACGGGATTTTGACCACGACTGTCACCAACTTGTAGCACGACTCTGTTCCTAATCTTGTTATCCAATTTTTTGTCCTGTGAGAGCATCAACCGCATCCTCGCCTAAGTTGGCACGGATCTCAACCAGTTCTTCTTCAGTATACGGTGTTGCCATACGCCACTCGACATACTTCTGAATCTCTTTCTTCATCTCGTAGTCACGAGAGCGAGCAGACCAGTTGTAGGTTGTGTCTGTGATCAAGTTCGCTTCAAGAAGCATATCCATACACTCCTTGGGCGGAACTTTGTTATTTGATTTCCAGCGAACAGTATAGCCACCTTCAATCCAAACGTCATTAATGATTTCGTTGGCAGTAGTAGGCATGGTCGCTCCTTATGCAAATAACGGTTTCATTTTTCCTTTTTTATACTGAATTGTCGATGGGAAGAACCATCGGATCACATTCAGTAAAAATTTTATGTATACCTTTCTTATGACACACAGCATCATGCCAACAAGGATACACCT